TGTTTTCTCCTTGTTCTGTAATTGATGAATTCGTTAAAGGCGTATATGGTCCATATAGACTACTGGTCCGATTAGTTCAAGTTGGTAGATGACATACACGTTTCAAATTCGGGCGGCCCGATCCCTTGTCGGCCTCTCCCAGCCAGACGTAGCCAAGGCTGCGGGTGTATCCATTTCGACGCTCAAGCGCGCAGAGGGAACAATCCAGCCGATGGCGTCGAAGGATGCAATGGCGTCGATACAAGCGGCACTTGAGGCCGCAGGGGTCGAGTTCATAGCGCCCAACGGGGGCGGCGCTGGCGTCCGCCTCCGAAAGCCTTGATGCGCGCCGCGCCCCAGCGGAAAAGGGGTCAGGAAGCCACGCCGTCCAGCCGGACAGAAACCTTTGTCGTGCTGGTGCCTGCGGCCTCGACCGTTGCGCCGATACGCCGGTTCGCGCCTGCGTCGTCGTCGGTCGTGACCTGTTTTTCTTCGGCATCCCAAAAGACGATTGCCCCGGCGGTCATATTGTCACTCGCTTTCGGCAGGACGAAGACTCCGGTTAGCAAGGCCTCCACCGGCACGCCGGCCGGGGCAGAGGTTGCGGCCACGCCGAACAACGCGCCCATGGTCACGCCCTGGCCGGAGACAACGCCGTCCGCATTTATGAAGGGAATGATATGGCCAGAGAGAACATAATTCTTCATTTTCAGACTCCTTTGTGTGTGGTGAAGCGAACCGCGCCCAAGCGCGGTTGCGTTGCGGTCTTGATGCGTCTTTCCAGATCGGCCAGCGCCGTGGCCATTTCGGAATCGGTCGCATAGGCGACTTTTCGGCCCTCGTATTCGACGGACCGGGTGCCACTTGCGCGCGCCCTTAAGAGGGCGTCGCGCAGGCCAGCAAGTTCGGCAGCGTCGAGGGGCATCAGGTGCCCACCCGATACCAGCCGCGGTAATCCACCCAGCCGCAGCCAAAATCGAGGCGAACCTTGATCTGGGTTCCATCAACCTCGAAGCCGGTTCGGGTTTCGATCTGGGGGCCGGGCGCGCCCTCAAGATAGGCGTATTCAAGCCCGTCGACGGTCGCGGGGTCGGCCACCAGATAGAAGCGGGTTTCCGAAGTCAGGCGTGGTTCCACGACAAGCGTAAGGGCAGAGAAAGGGTTGAAGTCTTCAACCGTGCTGGCCTGAATTGCCGACAGTGCCCGTTCCATGTCGGTTTCTAGCTCGGGCGGGACTAGAACGTAACGGGGGGCAACGTCGATCGGGCCGCCGCTCAGGCCGGTCTTGCGCCGCATGGCCACGCGGGCGGTAGCAAGATCGCTAATAATGTACGAAACCGGCGATGAACCATCGACCATTGCGGCCTTCAAGTTGCCGTGGGCTGCGATGTTAAAAACCGCGATGCCGTCCGACATTTGCGGGTTGCCTTCGATCTTGGCCACCAGTTGCGCAGCTTCAAAATTCAGCGCTGCGGTTCCCATCGCGGCGGGCAAGGTGGTGAAGGCTCCCAGATCGTCGTTCACCATCGCTTGGCGACTGATTGCGAGGATCTTGCCGTATGTCGCCACGGAATAGGTTTCGGCGGCCTCGTCGATCGTGCCGTGCTCGAATTCACCACCCTCGCTAACTTTGGCAAGATCGGGCGCTTCGCCCAGAATCGCGCGGCGCTTGGCGCGGAAGTCGCGGGCCGTTGTGGCGCGCGCCAGTAGGCGGGCGCCGGAAACCGGGGCCTGATAAGAGCGCCTCAGTTCGCGGTTCACGGCATCGCCCAGGATCAAGGGGAAGTCGCTGGTTGCGTGCAAGGCGCGGGTCACAAGGGTTTCGGTTGCCATGCCACTGGTCGAGATGCCAGTGCGGCGCAGACATTCGCGGGCCACATCGGGGATCGTGGCGGCCGCATAGGCGCGGGCCGCGTCTGAAAGCTGGTGATCGGGATGCGACCTGGCAAACAGGGCCTCACCGGCCCGTGTAGCGATAACGGCCGGGTCAGTGTGATCAGTGACAATCTCGGCACCGGCGCTGCGGGTTTGGGTCTGGGCCTGGCGGGTCTGCATATTGGCAAAGGCCGCCGCGCGGGCCTGATCCGGGGTCGCCCCGGCGTCGATCTGGCCGTTCACCCAATCGACAGACAGATAGGCAAGCTGGCCAATGCTGCGAATCTCGCGATTCATGTCGGCGCGGGTCAAGGTGTCCGCCAAGGCGGGGGCGGGGTCGATCGTCTCGTTTTCCATGGTAGGTTCTTCTCCTGCATTGCGAAAGTGTGCCCCAGAATCCGCTGGGATCGGAACCAAGGACACCTCAACGGGTGTCCATTTGGCGGCGGTGCGCACGCGCTGGCCGCCGTCGCGCGTGTCGCGCCATTGCTGAACGCTGTAGCCTATGGACAGGCCGCGAAGGGTGCCGTCGCCAATGTCGGCAAGAACAGCGGTTGCGGCCTCGTTTGATCGAAACTTGAGGCGAACCCAAAGCCCTTCGGGCCGCAGCTCCGCAGCCTCGATAACCCCCAGCTGGTCGCGGGTGCTTTCGCTGCGGTGCCCGTCGAGAACCGGGCCGCCAACCAGCCGCGACAGGTCCGCCCCGGAAAGGTCAAGAAGTTCGACATAGCCGGGCCGGGGGGCGGGCGCGCCGGTCGAAACAATAGCTTCAACCGTTCGGGCGATCGGGTCGAGTGTCGAGGGGCGCGGAGTCACCCCGCGAAGATGTATTGTCACGGCTTCGCCTCCTCCGCAGTCGCGCGCGTGTCTGCTGCGATTTCTTCGTCCAGTTCGTCCAGGTCGCGCCCACGCCCTGCCACGACTTCGGCGCGCGATTTAAGGCCAGCCTCGATCGCCCGGATTTCCGCGTTTACTTCCTTGAGGGGGTCCACCCATTGCCAGCCCGGCGGCACAAAGCGCACCGCGCGGTAGTCCGGGCTGCTGGCGTCGTCAGACGGGATTTCACCGGCAAGGGCCTTCCAGTCGATCCAGCGCCGCCAGAGGGGCCGCAGAAGCTGCGCGTCAATAAGGGTTCGCTGTAACATTTCCGCACGCCGACGAAATTCAAGAAGGCCAAACCTTGCGCTGCTATAGTTCGTTTGGGATAGATCGCCAGTGAGCTGCTCATACATAAGCCCCAGCCCAGCCGCGATTTCGTGCAACTGACCCTTTAGAAATTCTGATTGTTGCGACAGCCCGCCGGATGGTTGCGAGAATTTCACATCGCTGCCGGGCGGCAAGATGCGCATCGCGCCCGGCTCAAGACTGACGTTTACCGCGCTGCCCTGCTGGTTGCCCTCGAAGCCGCCAGCACCGCCTTCGAGATCAGTGATAAACCCAGCGAACAGGCTTTGAATTTTGAGGTTCATCAACATCGCATCCGAAGCGGAGTCATAATCCGCCAGCTTCAAAAGCACCGGGGCAAACCATGTCACGCCGCGAACCTGCCCCGGAAAGATCGGGTCGAAGATATGCAGAATTTCAGAAGCGGGGATGCGCAGCGTCTGGCCGTAATTTGCAAACGGGGTTCCGGGGGCATCGGGCAAAACGTGGTATGCCGTCACCTGCTCCGATGCGTCGAATTCCACACCAGCAACGATGCGCGCGCCGCCGCCCAGATCGCGTGTCATGGCCGGGTCGATCTGATCTGCGGGCAGGACGGAAAGGCGAAATCCGTTCGCGCCAGACAGGATGCGCACGAATGCCTCGCCGTCACGAACAATCGCGCGGGCGATCATTGGCAACAGGGGCCAGACGATCGCCTCAAGCTCGTTGTTCAGCACGCGGGCCAACTGGCGGTCCGGGTGCTGCGACTGGACCTGCCAGCCCTTACCGACAAGCGCCGCAGTCCAGGCTTCTACCGCGCGCGCGGCAGTGGGGTTGTTCATGGCCAAGGCCGCAGCGCGGGCCTTGGCGGGGCCTCTGGCGGCAAGGGCGCTTTGCTGCGGTGCATGTAGCACCGCGCCGCCCTCAAACCGCCAACCGCCGCCGCCCGCCTCTATCTGGCGCTTGGCAAAAGGGCGAAGAAGGCGCTGCCAGAGAGGTGCGCGCGTTTTCATAGGGTCGTCACTCATTCTTGATTGCGTCGACTATCGCAGCGCCCACCGTTTCTTGAAACTGATGGCGTCGTCTTGCCTCGGCGACAGTTTGCCAAAACGCATCTTGCGCGGCTTGGCCTGCTTCCTCGCCACGATGGGCGGCAAGCTCTGCCCCAAGCACCGGAATCAATCTCTGAAAGACAGGCTCAAGCGGGATGACCACCTTCGGATCGGTCAAAGGGTCATGCGCTAACACGGGGCGGCCATTGCGAAACATCACTTCGACCACGGCCCTTTGGCCGATCTTAACACACACGATTTGGGGAACGATTGCGACGTGGCTTGCCACAGACGCAGCGTCGGAAGCCTTTGCTCCCATGTCCACCAGCACGCAGCAAAGCCATGCGCTCAGGATTTGGGCCATACGGTATTCTGCGGGGTAGCCCCTCCCTGACGATATGTGCGGCAGAAGCCCGGCGTGCCGCCACGCATTCAGGCGCGGCACCGCTACCCCGAGGAAGCTCGCGAGTTGGTCAGTCGAGAGCTTGATATTTTCGAGTGAGGTCATGTCATGGTTTTCCTAAATTTGTCGATATGTGTTAAACATGTTTAAGATTGGCATTGCTGCCGGTCAAGAAGAATAATGCGCGCCGCGCCCCGCCCAGAGTATTTTCGAGTCCGCGCGCTCACGGGGTTTTTTATCCCCACTCACCGTGTGAAGGGAGGCGTCTACGTCTGCAACTTAGGCCGCCCCAGCCCATCCTTGTTACCTCTTTTTCATCCAGGTAGATTCCAGGACCGGGCCGCCCCGCGCGGCGGGCGGCGTTGCGCTGGAAAGGTCTTCGCGGCGGCGGTCCGGATCGAAGTTGACGATTTGCCGCGCAGCTATGGCATAGATCACGCAATCAAGCGCCTCGGCGCGCTTGCCCGGAATGCGCTCGAAGGTCCGGACAGGCTGGCCGCGACGATACCGGACCAGCGCCCGTTCGCTGGCCAGCTGGTCGAACCACACGGGCGGGAGATCGGCAGAGAACCGAAAGGCTCCGGGCTGTTGCAGCCGGGCGAATAACTGGGCCTTTGCGGTGTCCACGCCGACGATCCACAGGCGCGCGCCGGTCTTCGTCTTCGATCCGGCCCGTTCGATCACGGGCCGGTTGCCGGGCGCGCCCTTGATGGCCAGCACCTTGGCGCGGGTGCGCGGCATGGCGAAGGCGGTGACGTGGTGCATTGATGCGCCGTCGCCAGCGTCGATCGCGGCGGCGTCAATACCAAGACGCCCGCCAAGGGCATGGGGGAACCGTGCGCGCAACAGTTCGTCCAACTCGCGCCATGTGTCTTCGTCCTCAAAATGCCCCCAGATCACCCGATGCCCCAGCACCAGCGCCACGCCGCTTTCGGTCCAGCCCAGATAAGTGACCTCAAGGCGGTCGTGTTGCACATCGACTCCAACGGTCAGGGCAAGCGCCTCGGCCGGTATTATGTCGAGGCCGATCTGTTCGGCGCGGCTGGCAAGGTCGCCTTCGTCTAGCTCGTCTCCGGCTGCTTTCCAGCCTTGGCCTAGGATCGTGTTAACAAAGGTTTGCAGGGTGCTTGGATCGTTCTTTGCGGCGACAAATTCCGCTGCCAGCTTGCCCCATGCCGCGTTCGCGTGAAGCGACACCAGCGCATTGAGGCGAAAGCCCGCGTGCCCTTGCACCTCGGGCCGTGTTGCGCGCCAGCGCCCTTTCGCGACCATATCGGGCTTGTGCCGCTCTGGCACATCGACAGTGCAATGCGGGCAATTGAATCGGGCCGTTCCGGGCTGGCCTTCGTCCCATGTGATATGCGCCCACGCAATTTCTGTAACACCGCCACATTCGGGGCAAGGCACCTCATAAATCCTCGCATCAGATTGGGCATAGGCGCGCAGAACGTGCGATGTTTCATCATGGACTGGCGTTGACCCAAGCACGATCTTGCGATCAGGGAACGACAGAGTTCTGCGCTCTGCCAACAGGATCGGCGATCCTTCGGCGGTCGGTTCCATGCCGTCCGCCTCATCAATAAACAGCACCCGGACGTTGTGGCGTCGCAGGTTGCGCGGGGCCTTGGCCGCCACAATCTTGAGCGATCCGCCGGGGAAGCGCCTCGACAGCATGGTGTTGCGCCCGGACTCGTCCCTTTCGTCCGACAGTGCGGCGGCAACGGCGGGGGAAGCGCCGAAGATTGGTTCAACGTCCGAAACCATGTAATCGCGGCAATCTGCTTCGGCGGGCAAGAGGCAAAGAATCGGGGCGGGTTCGTTTGCAACGAAACTTGCCACGGCGCTGGTCAAAAGGGTCGTGAAGCCTACGCGAACCGGCTTAACCAGCGTCACGCGCTCCACAAGCGGGTCGCCGATCGCGTCTGCAATGTCGCGCTGAAAGGGCCACAGGCGCACCGGGCCGGGCTGCGCGCTGACACCCTCGGGAAGGCATATCTCGGCCTCGATCCAGTCGGACAGGCGCAGGCGCGGCGGCGGAATTAAGGCGCGCATTGCCTTGCGCTGAATTTCCTCAATCGTTGGCATCGGTGCCACCCAGCTCGGTAAGCAAGTCACGAATAAGCCGATCCAGCCGGGAAACGTCCGATGCGGTCAGGTGTCCCAGTTCGGCACGGATGCGTGACGGCAGCGCCAGAAGCTGCGATCGAAGGCCGCGCAGGATATCTGCCCAGGCGCGCGCCACGTCTTCGGCCTTCACCATGTCGCCCCGCGTGACGTTGTTTTTTAGCGCCTGCGCGTCGGCCTGTTCGCGTGCCAGCCTGGCGCGTTCGCCGGTCAGGGTAAGCACCTGCTCTTCGCCACCTCGCCCCGCTGCGGTGCCGCGCAGATGGTCGATATAGGCACGGGTCGAGGTGGTCAGATCATAGGCATCGTGCCCCAGCTTGGCGGCGATGCCCCGCTTCACCAGCTGGCTCAAGGCTCCGGGGCTTATGCCCCACAGGTCGCACAGGTCTACCCCGCCAATGCGGTGCACCGGTCTATCGCCACCAAGGCCGGGCAGTTCCTGAACGATCCGCATTGTTTATCCCCTTGTATTCATTTGCAAAGCCTGACACCGCGGGCTTAGCCCCCCCGTATACGTTTTGCCCCGGGAGGACCCGCTTAGAGGCTTGATCAGGCTTGTTTCTCTGCCGGTCTTGACCTGCCTCGTGGCCGGTTGGCGGCCCACAAGGCAAAACCCTCGGCTTTCTTGGTGCGGTCTGTGTCATCGGCAGGCGGCGGATACTTTGAGGGCATGTCCCAACCCGGCCCTTCCGCGTCAGAGGTCCGAAGGCAGAGCTGGCACAGGCTGGGCAACCGTCGAGCTGCAAGCCAAATGTTCCATTCGGTCTCTGCCGTGCTGCCGGGATGTACGCACCGCGAGAAAGGCACGGGGCGCGCCGCGTTTCTCACTTCCGGCGCTGGAACGCGGGCAGTTGCCCGGTCGTAGGCAGAGTAATCCGGGCGGCCATTAGGTCGCTGCGAAACAGGGGTTTTGGACTGCTGGCCAGCCCTTTGGATATTCTTTGGATCATCCTTTATATAGGAAAGTGCAGTTTTGCCCCCTTTTCCACGCATATCTGCACCCTTTTTCGCAGCTTGGTTGCGGTTATAAACGGGTGCAGAATTGCCCCCTTTTTCGTATCTTTCAGATGGTGCTTTAGCCGGGTCTGATCGAACATGGCCGGACGTTTCCGGCTCCCTTGGGCGGATCATCGGCACCACGTTGTTGCCGTCCAGAAAAACGATTTCGGACCGATTACCGCGCCCGCGCCCTTCGGTTCTGATCAACCATCCTGCCGCCGCCAGATCGCGCAAAGCGCGCTTGATCGTATCGACGGAGGTGCAAAGCGCATCGGCCAAGGTTTTGGTGCCGGGCGCGCAATGGGCCGTCTCATGGTGCGAAAACTGCGTTGCGAGGATAGATGCCAGAAGTCGCGCCATTGGCGACAAATTACCGTCACCAGCAACCGCCTTCATCCATCCCCAACGGGCACGGTTCCAGTTGCCATTCTGATCTACACGCCTTGCAGTCGCCGGGCCGTCGCTGTAATGTTCGGCATGTAGCCTATAGACTGCCCCAATATCCCCGGTTGCGCCTGCCAGCGCGCCGGGGTTCCCATTTCCGGCAGTTGGTAGACGGTTCGCCAAACTGGCTTTTTCTTCAATGTTTTCAATGGCGGCGCTATCCGGGTTCGCCAGTGCAAG